GCACCAATACTTCCAGATATGATTGCAGCAATTACTTGAGGTTCCATACTTTTATTATAATGGTAGGCACAGTTTAAAATAGATATTAATAAAGGTAAATTATGTCTACTGCTTACGAACCGAATATACAAGGAGCCATTGCGGTCTTACGAGACTTAATGATAGCTAATGGGTTTACAATGACTCGTGAACCATATGAACCTAATTACAGAGGTTTGGTTGATGCTGTTATAGATTTAAAAGAAGGATTCCCTACTTTTTCTCCATTACAAGTTGGATTTGATGCGACTGCCTTTGAAAATGTATCCGATGGTGATGCTTTGTATATGAGGACTAGTGATGGTCAAGTAGGTAAAGCGTCTGCAGCTGATGGAACATCGGAAGCTGCAACCGTGGTTGGGTTTGCGAATTCTACTGTTACTGCAAATTCAACTGTAAAAGTTATTGTTGTAGGACTAAAAACTATTCCTACTGGTGTAGATGCAGGTGATTTATATTTTTTATCTCCAACTACTTCCGGTTCGATAACTCTAACCCCACCATCAACTGCTGGACAGGCTGTTGTTAGATTAGGAGAAGCTGCAAACAACTCTAGTTTGGCAATACAAATTGAACCTCCTATTAAATTAAGTTAATGTCTAGTGTAGAAAATTACGTTCCGTATCAACCAAATGCTCAAGGGTTGACCGAGGCTCTTTTAGATTTAAAATCTACGATGCCAACTTCAACCGTATTTAAAATAACTGGCTATGTGACTACATGTTTTGAAAATGTTACACAGGGTGATGCTGTTTATTCCAGAGAATCTGATGGTTTTGTAGGTAAAGCAATAGCAAATGATACTTTTGATAAAGCAAAAGTAGCAGGTTTTGTTGAAGTTACTTCTACGTCTGGATCTGAAGTAAGAGTTATAACAAGAGGAATTACAACTATGTCTGGATTAAACACTGGTGATTTATATTTTTTATCTGCTTCTTCGGCTGGAGCTATAACCACAACCCCTCCTACAACGGCAGGTGATTTTTTAACAAGAGTAGGAGAGGCTGGATCTACTGGTCAATTTATTGTACAAATAGAACCTCCTATTCAATTAAGCTGACGGTTTACTAGACGTAAAATAGATATAATTAGCAGTTCGATAACTTTTGAATTGCATCGGAATATAAAATGGCAACAAGAAAAGCACTTGTTTTAGTTTCGGGTCTATTTCAGGAGTTAAATTCTTCTTCTGATAAATTAGATTTTGCTGGAAATACAACTGCAGATTTATCTGAAAATACAAATCTTTATTTTACTAATGCAAGATCTAGGGCTGCTGTATCTGTAACTGATTCTGGAGGGGATGGCAGTCTTGCATATAATAGTTCAACAGGAGTAATCACATACACAGGACCGTCTGCATCTGAAGTAAGAGCACATATTAGTGTAGCTTCTGGTTCAGGCTTAACTTTTTCTGGTGGTGAGATTGGGACATCTTCTATTCCTAATTCTCAATTAGCAAATTCATCTTTAACAGTTGGTAGCACTTCTATTAATTTAGGAGCTACTGCGACAACAATTGCCGGACTATCTGCACTTACTTCTACCACGCTTACCGCAACAACTTTAATTTCTGGAGTGGCAGATGCTGCAAATTCTATATCTATAGCTGCAGGTAATATAACTTTTGAAGGATCAAGTGCCGATAGTGACGAAATAATATTAACAGCAGCTGATGCATCAGGTGGGGATAAAACAATAACTCTTCCAAATTCAACTGGAACTGTTGCATTAACTAGCGATATTGTTTATCCAGTAACTTTAACAAATTCAGTAACATTAACAAATAAAACATTAGCTCTCGGTTCTAATACGATATCTGGAACTACTGCTCAATTTAATAGTGCATTGACTGATGGTTCGTTTGCTACATTAGCTGGTTCTGAAATTTTAACAAACAAGAGTCTCACTGCTCCAATTTTAACTGGATCTTCTACTTCTGCTGGTAGCATAGTTTTTAAAGAAGATACAGATAATGGAACAAATTCAGCAACACTAGTCGGACCGGCATCCACAGCTGATGTAACAATTACATTACCAGCAGAGACAGGCACAGTATTAACAACTGCTTCTTCAATTGCGAATAGTAATCTTGCTAACAGCACAATAACCATAGGTAGCTCTTCTGTTGCGTTAGGGTCAAGTCAAACTACATTTACTGGATTAGCTTCAATTACTTCAACAGCTGTAGTAGCAAATGACAGTGGATTTAGAGTTAGAAATAACAGTGATAATACAAAGATAGTTGCACTTGATTGTTCTGGAATTACAGGAAGTACAACAAGGACATTAACAATACCTGATCAGGATGGAACAATTGCATTAGTCGGAGGAGGATCAAATGAGTTTGCAGATAATAGTTTTAGAGTTACTGACAATAGTGATTCAAGTAAAAAATTAGCTTTTGAATGTTCTGGAATTACAGGCAGTACAACAAGAACCATGACTGTTCCTGACAGTAATGGGACAATTAGTACGGAGAGTTTTGCTACCGCAATAGCAGTGGCGTTAGGATAGTATTATGGCAACTCAAGTTCAATTTAGAAGAGGAACAACAGCTGAGCACGATAATTTTAAAGGTGCTGATGGAGAAGTAACTGTAGACACTTCTTTAAAAACTGTTGTAATACATGATTCAATAACTAATGGAGGGTTTCCTTTATTAAGACAAGACGGATCGAATTCTCAGTTGTTAGCAGGTAGCACTAGTAATTGTGCTTTAAAATTCTCAGGTGATTCTAATACAGGAATTATAAGCCCAGCTGCTGACGAAATAGCCTTAGTTACTGGTGGGTCTAGTCGTCTTACAATAGATTCTAATGGAGCTGCTACCTTTACAGGTAATGTCCAAGTTAATGGGGCTTTATCAGTAACTGGTTCTTTCAACTCTGAGGAAAACTTAGCACTAATTATTGCTTTAGGATAATATGGCAAACACGTTCAAAGTCAACACGAAATCAAGTTGTGTAACTGATGCACATACTAGCACTAATGCAAACGTCTTATCAGCTGGTGGTTCCGCAACATTAGTTCTTTTAAGTATTTTAGTTTCAAATAAAACAGCAACTAGTGCTGATGTTGATGTTTTTTTAGTTACTAATTCAGGAGATGACGTATTTCTTTTAAGAAATGCCCCAGTTCCAGCTGGATCTTCTCTTGAGTTGATTAGTGGATCAAAAGTAATTATGGAATCTAGTGATGTTTTAAGAGTAAGAACTGACACTGCAAGCACTCTTGATGTAACTGTAAGTTATTTAGAACAGACCTAAAATGGGATTATCAGTAAATAATGATCTTGCAAATTTACTAAATAACTTTGAAAGTCTTAAAGCAAAAGTTGAGGCTATTGAAATTATAGTTTATGGTGAGAAAGTTTTAGAACTTGATGATTCAACTTGGGAAAATATTAGAAAAAAAAGAGATTATATTTTAAAATCTACAGACTGGACTGTAATTCCAGGTTGTACTGTTGATCAGGCACAGTGGTCTGCTTATAGACAAAATTTAAGAGATATTCCTCAGACTTACACAGTAATTACAGATGTCGTTTGGCCGACTCAACCATCTACATCAGGACCACATAGCTAAAGAGCTCCCATATTTACTGAGCTTAAAATGATTAAAGAAATTAAGAAGACTTCTGGTTTAATTTGCTATGCCATATATTGGAAATACTATTCGCTCTGCTGACGATTACAGGTTAATTGATGACATAAGTAGTAGTTTTAATGGCAGCACTACAACTTTTGCTTTACAGGTTTCGGGAGTTGCTCCTGTTCCTTTTCCAAAATCACCGCAGCAGGTTTTAATATCTGTAGGTGGTGTTATTCAAAAACCAGATCCTACTGGTGCTACAGGATTTAATTTAAGTGGAACGAATATAGTTTTTAGTAGTGCTCCTTCAAATGGGCATTCGTTTTTTGGAATAATATATGCAACTGCTGATTATTTAAATGCAGGAGGTACATTTCCGGATGGATCAAGTTCAGTACCATCAATAACTTTTTCTTCAGATACGGACACAGGGCTATATAAAAAAGCATCAGGTACTGTTGGATTAGTTTCTGATGGTTCTGAAGTTGCAAGTTTTGGTACTAATGGTATTACTGCAGATTCATTTATTGGACCTGCTACACAAGTTACACTTGCAGATGAATCAAGTGATACTACTTGTTTCCCTTTATTCGCCACAGGAGCTACAGGTAATTTAGCTCCAAAAACAGGAACAAATCTAACTTTTAATTCTGCAACAGGAATTTTAACGGCAACTGGATTTTCTGGTACTTTTTCTGGTAATGTTTCTACAGCTTCAGCCTTACAGACTGCTCGAACTATCGGAGGTGTTAGTTTCGATGGTACAGCAAATATAAATCTTCCAGGTGTTAATACTTCAGGAAATCAAAACACTTCTGGTACTGCTAATATTGCAACGAATGTAACTGTATCAGATGAATCCTCTGATACCACTTGTTTTCCTTTATTTGCCACAGCTGCCACAGGTGATGTACCGCCAAAAAGTGGATCAAATTTAACCTTTAATTCTTCATCAGGATTACTAACAGCCACAGCTTTTTCCGGAGATGGTTCAGCTTTAACTAACCTGCCTGCTGCTGATCTTAGTAATTTAAACGCAAGTAATCTTACTTCAGGAACAATACCAGATGCAAGATTTCCAGCGACTTTGCCAGCTATATCAGGTGCAAATTTAACAAATTTACCTGCTTCTGGAATTAGTAATGTTGTTGAGGATACGAGTCCACAGCTCGGAGGAAATTTAGATGTTTTAACAAGAGAAATAACTACAAGTACATCAAACGGTGATATAGTATTTACTCCAGATGGAACAGGTATCGTAAAAATAAAAGGTGCAGGATCTACAGACGGCACCATCCAATTAAACTGTTCGGCACAATCACACGGAGTGAAGCTAAAATCCCCTGCCCACTCTGCTGGTCAAAGTTATACAATGATTTTGCCGGATAACCAGATAGCAGCAGATAAGTTTTTAAAGGTTAAAAGTATTAGTGGTAGTGGTTCCACAGCCGTAGGACAGCTGGAGTATGCTGATGCAGGTGGTGGTTCTTTGGAATACGTTAGTAAAACTACAGTATCATCTGATAATTCTACAACACAGATTGAGTTTACAAGTTTAGATACTAACGCTATATATAAAATAATTGCTAGAAAAATTAACTTTTCAGGTAGTGGCAGTCAATTAAGAATAAGATTTTTAGATAGTAGTGGTAATTATCAAAGTAATATTGATTATGTAAGATTAAACGGAAGAACAGGAAACTCAGCACAAAGCAGTCAAAACTATATAATGTGTGATACAGATGGAACTAGCCAGTATATGAGTTTCATTGCTGAACTGCATACACCAGCTATTAATAACTGGATATATTTTAGAGGTTATCCACCACAATACAGCAATAGAAGATGCGTTATTTTTGGTTCTTTTAATTCTAGTAATACTAGCGGAACTATAAATGGTATTAGATTCTATATGGAATCTGGATACTATTTTCAGTCTGGCACTGAAATTTTACTTTACAAATACAAAATGAGCTAATGAACAAGTATGTAAACGGTGTATTAGTTGAAATGACTGATGTTGAAATTGCACAGTTCAATGCAGAACAACACACTGAAACTGAATTAAAAAATGAAAAATGGGCTTCAATAAGAAGTAAAAGAGATCAATTATTATCAGAATCAGATTGGGTTGTCACAAAAGCATCTGAGACAGGAGTTGCTGTAAGTGATGAATGGAAGACTTATCGTCAAGCACTCAGAGATGTACCTACACAGTCTGATGTAGATAATATTACTTGGCCTACAAAGCCAAGTTAAGATAAAATTAGCCATTTTAAACTAGAGATATCAAAATTATTTATTTAGATGGCATACATTGGAGTTGAACCTATTGTTCCAAATAACAATAGGGAAGTTGACGATATTTCAAGTAGTTTTAATGGCAGTACTACAAGTTTTACTTTACAAGTTTCTTCTGTAAATGTAAGTCCAGATAGTGTTAATAATGTATTAGTCTCTCTTGGAGGTGTAATGCAAAATCCAGGAACAGATTATACAATCACAGCAAGTACTATAAACTTCACTACAGCACCTGCTTCCGGTTTATCTTTCTTTGGGTTAATTTTAGGAGAATCATTACAGACTGGTACAGTAGCTGATTCAGTTATAACTAATGTAAAAGTAAGTGATACTGCTGCCATAGCTGGATCTAAAATAACACCAAACTTTGCAAGTGTTGGAGCTGCAACCACTAGATTTATGGTTATTCCAAAAGTAACCACATCAGAGAGAGGTAATTTATCAGGTTTAGTTTCTGGTGCATTTATTTATAACACAAGCGTTAACAAATTACAGGTGTACAATGGATCATCATGGGAGACAGTAACTAGTTCTTAAATTTGTAACTTGCAGGATTTTATTGAATTTAGTAAAATTTAAATAAATACTTAAAAAAATGCAGAAAATTATTAACGCAATAGCTGTTGCTTCAGGAATAGTTTCTTTAACAGTTATAGGCAGTGGATTACTTATTTATGTAAATAAAGACGCAATAATAAATAGTATAAAAGAAAAGGCTATGGAATCGATTACAGGTAATCTAGGAGGTGCTTTAGGAGATTCTCTTCCTATACCCGATGTTACTGGTCCAGTAGTGCCTAAACTTCCTTCAACTAATTTTTAAAATTGTCTGATATTCCAGAAATTTTAATAAATACTGTAACTATTCCGAAACTTGATAATTATTATTTTTCAACTGTACAATCATTACCGCAGAGTCCTCCAGTAACTTTACAGATCGGTAATCCAATCATAGATTTGCCGGGGTGTGTGAAATTTAACGATTTAAACAAGAAATCAAAAAATTTAGTAGATGAGGATGAGAGAGGAAATGTAGTTTTATGTGATGCTGGATCTCCTACTTATGAAGCAATAGATTATCAACCAGAAGAATTAATTTATGTTGAAGATGCTGTAGTTCCTAATATACGAACTGCCCCAAGAAAAGAACAAGAACAAAAAGAAGAAGAACAAAAAGATAACGAAAGTGAATTAGGAACTCCTGATCCAAAATTAAATAACATACCACAAAGTAATGAGAAAGAATGTCCAGCTCCAAATCAACCGAGAGTTGGAGATTTAACACGAAGCGGAGATGAGATAGTTGTAGGTCATGAATTACAAGGAAATATTTGTGTAGTTTTGTATGAACCAAGCTCTAGTCTTGAAAAACTACTTCCTAATACATCACAAGTAAGTACTACAGCTGCAATCGCAGTCGTAGCAACGGCTTCAGCAGCTGCAACACCCATCTTATTGAAGTTAATAAAGCCCTTAATAAAGCAACTTATAAAGAGAATTAAAGCTTTATTCGGAAAAAAAGATAGAGAAAAATTTAAAGGATTGAAAAGAAAAAAGAAACTTATTTCGGAATCGAATGACGATGATTAGGAACAA